GAGGAGCTTGGAGCGCATTTGCAGAACCCGGCAACGCGCTTCAAGCCTTTCCGCAAGGGCATCTCGAGCGGCCACGGCATCGGGAAATCGGCGCTGATCGGCCAGATCGTGCACTGGGCGAAATCCACCTGCCTGGATTGCAAGGTGCTGGTCACGGCCAACACCGGCGATCAGCTGAAGACCAAAACCCAGCCCGAGATCTCGAAGTGGTTTCGCATGGCCATCAACCACTACTGGTTCGATGTGCATGTCACTTCGATCAAGGTGAACGACAGCGAGCACCTGCAGACCTGGCGCACCGATTTTGCCACCTGGTCGGAAGACAACCCGCAGGCCTTCGCCGGCGCCCACAACAAGGGCAAGCGGCTGGTCATCATCTTCGATGAGGCGTCAGAAATTAACGACGCCATTTGGAAGACGGTCGAAGGCGCGCTTTCGGACGCGAATACCGAGATCGTCTGGCTGTGCTTCTCGCAGGCGACGCGCTCAGAAGGCGCATTCTATGAGGCCATTTTCGGCGATCAGCGGCACCGCTGGCGCCCGGAGGTCATCGATAGCCGGACGGTTGAAGGCATCAACGTCGAAGAGATCGATGAAGCGATCGAAGTCTACGGCGAGAATTCCGACCATGTGCGCGTCCGCTGGCTGGGGCTTTTCCCGCTCGCCGGCGGCGGCAAATTCATCGACCTCGAAATGGTGCAGGCAGCGCAGCAACGCGACGCGCGATCGCTGCCCGATGATCCCCTGGTCGCGGGCGTCGATTTCGCCTGGGGCGGATCGGACGACAACGTCATTAGATTTAGAAAAGGTTTAGATGCGCGCTCGGTCCCGCCGATCAAAGTGAAGGGCGAGTTTACCAAGGACCCCGCGGTGATGACCGGCCAGCTGGCGGACGTGCTGTCGAACACTTACAACGGCGATAAGGTTGCGATGCTCTTCTTTGATTCCGCCGGCATCGCCGCCCCGGTTGAGAATCGCCTGCGGGCGCTCGGCTACAAAAACATCATGGTGGTCAACTTCGGCGCCGACTCCCCGGACGAGCGTTACGCCTACATGCGCGATTTCATGTGGGGCGGAATGAAAGAGTGGCTGCGCCAGGGCGCGATCGACAAAGATCACGATCTCGCCGCCGACCTGCAAAAGCCGATCCTGGTGAGCGATCTCAAGCAGCGAGTGAAGCTCGAATCGAAGGTAGACATGAAGAAGCGCCTCGCGAAAACCGGCCTCGACTCCACTTCGCCCGATGACGGCGACGCGCTGGCCTTAACTTTCGCCGCGAAAGTCGCGCCGCGCAAACCCCCGCCGCCGCCGAAGCCGCCTTACGATCCGCGCACCGCGCAGAATGCGTGGATGGGCTGAGAAGAGAGGGCCGAGCGCCGGTGGCCTGGGATGGCGAGGGCCGGGCAATCATCTTTGGTCGGCCCCAGCACTTCGAGCCACGAAAGCTCGATTGGGATAGCTTCTGGGTGGGTTTCGCTTCCGGACTGGTGGCGCTCGCCGCCGCGGTGCTCATACTCGACTCCTGGGGGGTGATCTGATGCCTTGGCAATCCACGCAGCAACAGCGCTGGGGACACACCCCAGCGGGCCTGCGGGCGCTCGGCGGGCCCGCGAAAGTGGCGGAGTGGGACCGGGCCTCAAAAGGTCTGAAGCTGCCGCGCATCGCCCCGCCGCGGATGCCGCGCACGCTGAAGACAAAACTGGTTCCCCTAAAATCACTCATGAGGCTCAAATGAGCACCACACCGAAAACCATCAAGATGGCGGTCGGCGAGTGTCCGTGGTGCGGCGCCTCCTGCGTTCTGTTCAACGGAATCAGTTATGGCGCCCCTTGCCACAAGTGCGGCGCGCTCTATGGTATCGCCAAGAATTTGCAGCCCGCCGGCATAGTGTCGGCTGACTGGCTGAAGACCCGCGAGGCTAAATGATCCAAATCAAACCCTCCCGCCGCGGCCTGCTGCACAAGAAGCTGGGCATGAAGTCCGGCGCAAAGATCCCGCTGAGCTCGCTACTCAAAGCCAAGCACTCGAGCTCCGCGGCCACCCGCAAAGAAGCGACCTTCGCGGTCAACGCGAGATCCTGGAATAAAGGCTGATGCAAACCACCGCAAGCGATCTGATTGCGAGCTCCCTGCGCTTGGTCAATGCGCTGGCCTCGGGCGAAGTGCCTTCGGCCGCCGAAGCCAACGACGCGCTGGTCATCGCCAACATGATGCTGGATGCTTGGGCGGTCGACCGGCTCACCGTCTTTGATATCGCCAGCCAGGACTTCGCGCTCACCGCCGGGCAGCAGCTCTACACCTTCGGCAGCGGAGGAAACTTCAACGCCGCGCGCCCGCCCAAGATCTCACTGGTATCGCTGGTGATCCTCTCGAATCCCGCGAATCCGCTCGAGCTCCCGATGGATTACACCACTTCCGAACAAGAGTGGCAGGAGATCCAGCTCAAAGCCACGCAATCGACTTACCCGGCGCTCTGCTACGACGACGGCGGGAACCCGCTGCGCAGTTTGAGTCTGTGGCCGGTGCCCGCGGATTCGATTAACAAGTTGCGGATCTACTCCTGGACCGCGCTCGCGCAGTTCGCGGATCTGGTGACTAGCTACAACTTCCCGCCCGGGTATATGGAAGCCATCCGCTACAACCTGGCGCTGCGTTTGTCGCCCGAGTTCGGCGGCAATCTGCCGGAAGCCGTGGGCCCGCTGGCGCAGCAGGCGCTGGCGCGAATCAAGACTGCGAATGTGCCGGTCAACAAGCTGAAGTGCGATGACGCCCTCGTCGGCGGAGCGGCTGCGGGCGCGAACTACCGGCAAGAGCTATTTAATATTCCGTGATTCCCGCTCGTCGGGAGATATCCCGGCGACCGGAAAATACTTGTCGGTTTTCATCCACGGCTTAGAGCGGCACTGGAAGGCGAAAAAGAAGATGCCGAGCCGCAATCGCTTCTGCGCGGGATAGATGGGACCGCCGCCGTTGTCGTACCAGAACCACGGGTCTTGGCCCGGCCACAACGAGATGGAGAGCCTCCAGCGGCCGTACCAGCCCTTGCCGACGTCTCCGGAGCGCTTCATTCCGCCTAGCAGGTTCATCAGCTCGAGACTCTAACATGCGTCGCATCACCTTAAAAGTTTTCACCTCCGACTGCAGAAGCTCCGAGCCCCATGTATTCCAAGCTCCGCCGGGGCGCCAGTTCAGTGAAGCCGGCGCCAACGACATGGTCATCCGCTTTCTTGGCCAGCTCGCCCACAAATTCCCCGCGACCAGCTTTCGCGTGGTCACCATCGGAGCTGGCCAATACAACGTGATTCCGATTCCTGACAATTCCGCCCATGCCTGAATCTAGCGACGAAAAGAACAAGCAGACCCGCGAGTTGAAGATTCTCGAAGAGTCGAAGAAGCGCTTCAAGCTCTGCGAAGAGGCGGAGCGCGACCTGCGCGAGGTGGCGCTCGAGGATCTCAAATTCCGCGCCGGCGAGCAGTGGCCGGTAGCGATTAAGCAGCGCATGATCGCGGAGCGCAAACCCGCGCTCACGATCAATGTGCTACCGGCGCGCGAGCGCCAGGTGCTCAACGAGCAGCGCCAGAACCGCCCGCAGATTCAGGTTTCCCCAATTGACGATCAGGCGGATCCGGACACCGCAGAAGTGCTCCAGGGCATCATCCGCCACATCGAATACGAGTCCGACGCCGACGTTGCCTCTGATACCGCTGCCGCCTCCGCCATCCGTATCGGCTTCGGCTTCATGCGCCTCTACACCGAGTACGAGGACCCGAAAAGTTTCGACCAGATCATCAAAATTGACCGCATCCGCAACTCCTTTAGCGTCTACCTTGATCCCTCGGCGACCAAGGCGGACCGCTCCGACGCGAAGTTTGGCTACGTGTTCACTACCCTCACCAAAGAAGAGTTCAAACAGGAATACCCGAACTCAGAACTGGCCTCGCTCGATGACTGGAAGACCATCGGAGATACCGACCCTACATGGATTTCTGACGACGGCATTCGCATCGTCGAATACTTATACCAGGAAGAAAAAGACGACGAACTGCTCGAGGTGCGGCACACCCAGACCGGACAAGTCGCCACCGCTCTGGCCTCCGAATACGAGAAACTCTCGGACGCCGAGAAAGGCGTGGTCGAGATTGGGCGGCGCCGGCCAACCATGGTACCGACCATCCGCTGGTGCAAGCACTCGGCCAAAGAAATCCTCCAAGAGACCGGCTGGCCGGGCAAATACATTCCCATCATCCCGGTTTTCGGTGATGAGCTCGAGATTGACGGCAAGCTGGTGCTCGAAGGTATGGTGCGGCATGCCAAAGACCCCATGCGCATGCAGAACTACATGGCCTCAAAAGAAGTGCAGGCCATCGCGCTCGCCCCCAACGCGCCCTTCGTGGCCGCCACCGGGCAGATTGAAAACCATCCTGAATGGCTGACCGCGAACGTGGATAACCATTCCGTGCTGACCTATGAGCCCATCACCGCCGGGGGCACCGTGGTCGAAAAGCCGGCCCGCCAGGTGGCCGAGCCTGCGATTCAGGCGATCTCGCAAGCCCGCCTGCAGTTCGCTGACGATCTCAAAGCGGTCACCGGAATCTATGATGCCCAGCTGGGAGCGCGCTCGAATGAGCAGAGCGGCACCGCCATCCAGAAACGTAAGTCGCAGGGCGAGCTCTCAAATTTCCATTACCTCGACAACCTCACCCGGGCGCAGAAGTTTTTAGGTCGGCAGCTGATCGACCTCATCCCCAAGATCTATTCAAAGCCGCGCGTGCTGCGCATCATCGGCGAAGACGGCACCCACAAAACCGTCGCCATCAATCAGACATTTCAGCAAGGTGGGGTGGAGAAGATCTACGACCTCACCGTCGGCCGCTACGACGTTATGGTCTCTGCGGGCCCGTCTTTTCAAACCCGCCGGCAAGAAGCGGTGCAGGCGATGCTCGAGCTCACTAAGGCTTTCCCGCCGATCGCGCAAGTCACGGGCGATTTGCTGGTCGGCATGATGGACTTCCCCAGTCACAAGAAGCTCGCCGAGCGCATGCGCAAGCTGCTGCCCCCGCAGCTGCAGGACGAGGGAGATCAGGATCCAGCCGCAATGGCGCAGCGCGCGCAGACCCAGCTGGCTGAGCTCAGCCAGCAGCATGAGCAACTCACCGCGGCGCTGAATCAGGCGAATGAAGTCATCAAGACCAAGCAGATTGAGACTCAGGGCAAGCTCGATATGGAAAAGCTGCGGGTCGAGGCGCAAATCACCGTGGCCGAAATCACTACCAAGGCGCAAGAATCGCAGACGCGGCTGAAGCTCGAGCAGGATATGTGGCTGCAGCTGCACTCGGACGCCCACGAGCTGGGACTGCAAAAAGATCAGCAGGCGCACGATGCGCAGCAGGCACAACAAGCGCAACAGGCGCAAGTCGACCAGGCCGCACAGCAACAGCAGGCCACGGCTGACCAGGCCCAACAAGCCCAGCAGGCCGCGCAGCAACAGCAGGAGTCCGCACAAGTTTAGATATAGCTAAAGCCGCGCAGCGGTCCGCTTCGTAGGCCGCGACCCTAATCCCTTACAACCAGGAGAACAAATGCCAGAAATCACCCAGGAAGAACTCAACCCCGCAGCCGGCGAAGTGCCGGCCGAAAAACCCGCCGCCCCGGAAGCGGCCGCAGATGGAAGCGAGCACGAGCAACAGAAGGGGAAGGGCGGATTCCAGAAACGCATCGACCGCTTGACCCGGCGCAATTACGAGCAAGACCAGCGCATTGAACGGCTGCTCGAGGCGCAGGAAAGCTTAGTCGGGCGCTTGGCCGGAAAATCGGCTGCGGCGGAAACCAAAGCCCCTGTCGACCAGAAGCCCACCCCGGACCAGTTCAAAACCTATGAAGAGTATGTCGAGGCTTTAGCCGAATACAAAGCCGACCAGAAAATCGAGGCCAAGCTGGCCAGCCACCGAGCGACCGAAGAAAAAAACACCGAAGACGAACAGTTGCGGGAAACTTTCGCCCTTTACAACCAGCGCGTCAGTGAAGCCCAGAGCAGATACGACGATTTTGACGAAGTGGTAGGCCGTCCGGATATCCAGATCCCGCAAGCCGTGCAAATGGCGGTGATCGAACTCGACAACGGGCCCGACGTCGCTTACTACCTCGGTCAGCACCCGGAAATCTGCAAAGAGCTGTGCGCGAAACGTCCTATGGCCGCAGTGGCCATGTTGGGACGCCTCGCCGCGATTCTCGAAGTAGAGGCCGAAGACGAGAACCCGAACGAGACGGAGCCGGGCGAGAAACCTGCGCCCCCCTCCAAACCATCGGCCGCAGTGAAAGCAGCAGTCAGCTCCACCCCCGCCCCCATTCGTCCCCTGCGCAAGCCGGCTCCAGCCTCGACCGGGCTGAACGACGACTTGTCAGTCGATGAGTGGCTCCGGCGGCGCAACGCGCAACTCAGAAAAAAATAGCCTCGGCGCAGCGGGCTTAAAAAAGCGCGCAAGAGTGAATTTCAATAGCGGCTTGGTCTCGAAGATCCTGCAGGCCCGTCCTCTTCCTGCAGGGTGGCATGAGGCGGAGCCGCTACGAAGCTCACTCTCCTAGCAAAAGGAGAGTATGGCGAATAGCTTTTTAAGCCCCACCATCATTACTCGCGAAGCTTTGCGGGTGCTGCACCAGTCGGTGAAGTTCA